CAAATGACGTTAATTCTGTGAAGTGTCTGTTTCAGGATTCTAAAGACGTAATTCAGTGGTATGAATCCGCAACCACTATCAAGTTGGATGGTGTAGATGTTTGTGTTGTTCCGTGGATTTGTTCTGATAACATGAAAGAATCGTTTGAGGAAATCAACCGAACGACCGCTGATATTTGTATTGGTCACTTGGAATTAACCGGATACCAACATATTCGTGGTCATTCGTTTGTCGGTGGAACGGACCCTGCATTGTTTGATAAGTTTAAGATGGTTCTTTCCGGGCATTTTCACTATCGCCAAACTCGCGGAAACATTCACTACCTTGGAACACCATATGAAATGATGTGGAATGATTATGAGGTTCCGAAGGGGTTTCATGTGTTTGATCCAATCACCAGTGATTTGGAATTTATTGAGAACCCATACAAGATGTTTCATCGTTTGGTTTACAACGACAAAGAAAACAACTATGATCAATTTGTAGTTGATTCAAGTTTGACCGGCAAGTATCTAAAGGTTATTGTTGCGGCTAAAACAAAGCCATTTATGTTTGATCGGTTTATCGATACTCTTTATTCTGTTGATCCGGGTAAAGTTACGGTTGTTGAAGACATGACCGCATATGATACGGTTGAAAATGAAACGATGGATGAATCACAGGACACGGTTTCATTGCTTGGATCATACATCGATCAATTAGAAATCAGCGAAGACAAACAACGATTGAAAACCATCATGCAGGAACTGTACGTTGAATCGTTGAACGTCGAGTGATAGGATAATTTATATGGTTCATTTTTCAAAACTCAGATACAAGAATTTTCTGTCTACCGGAAACACGTTCACGGAATTGCAGTTGGATCATTCACCTACGACGTTGATTGTGGGAAAGAACGGTTCAGGTAAAACGACTGCGCTCGATTCTTTGTGTTTTGCACTATTCAACAAGTCATATCGAAACATCAACAAACCACAGCTTGTGAATTCGGTTAACCTTAAAGATTGTCTGGTTGAAGTTGAATTCAAGATCGGAACCATTCAATATTTGGTGCGTCGGGGAATGCAACCCACGATCTTTGAAATCTTCCGGGATGGAAAATTGGTCGAGCAAGATTCCAAAAATCGCGACTATCAGAAGATGTTCGAACAACAAATCCTGAAGATGAATTACAAAACATTTACCCAAGTTGTGATTCTAGGCGCAACATCATTCATTCCGTTTATGGAATTGACCGCAGCGACACGCCGCGAAGTAGTCGAAGATATTCTGGATATTCAGGTGTTCTCTACGATGCACCGATTGGTCAAAGATAGAATTGCCAGCGTGAAGAATGATTTGACAAAGAACGACTATGACGTTGATTTGACAAAGGAAAAAATCAGGCTCCAAAAGGAATATGTCTCAACCCTTACAAAGAAGCGAAAAGAAAACCTGACAAAAAATAAGGACAAGATTGTAACAACACAGACTGAAATCAAGGCACTATCGTCAAAGAATGACGAATTGTTACAGCGTGTTCGGAATGAGGAAGCAAAGATAACGATTCATGATTCAACACATGGGGAATCCAAGCGTCTTGAAAATTTTGATCGAGGAATCCGTAGTCAAATGAAGTCGGTAGAAAAGGAAATTGCGTTCTTTGAATCTAACCAACACTGTCCGACATGCACCCAAGAAATCTCGGATTCTGTTAAGAAAACATCGATTGAAACCAACACAAAGAAGATCAAAGAGTATACCGATGCATTGAAGTTGTTACAGGAACGGATTGACAAGAATGAGAAGAACCTAGAAACGGTCGCAAAAATTCATTCTGATATCGCTGTTATTCAGACGGAAATCCAATCCAATCTCAACCAAATTCAATCGTTGAATTCCTATATCGCATCCATCCAGCGTGATATTGATGACATGATTAACAGTGAATCAACCGGGGATATTTCCAAGGTTCAAGCCCAATTAGACGATTTGAATACACAGCTAACGGCATTGTCTGATGTGACAAAATCGTTAATCGAGAACCGCCACTACTTGGAAATAGCTGCAAACATGCTTAAAGATTCGGGGATCAAGACCCGGATCATCAAGCAATATCTTCCGATCATGAATAAGCTGATTAACAAATATCTTCTTGAACTCGATTTTTTCGTTCAATTTGAATTGGATGAATCATTTAATGAGACGATCAAAAGCCGTTATCGCGACGTGTTCAGTTATTCATCGTTCAGCGAAGGCGAGAAATTCCGCATCGATATTGCCCTTCTGTTGACATGGCGAGAAATTGCCAAGCGCAAAAACAGTATAAACACTAATCTATTGCTCATGGACGAAGTATTTGATTCGTCGCTTGATGGTGATGGAATTGAAGGATTTTTGGGATTGTTACAAAGCATTGGTGGAAATACCAACGTGTTTGTAATTAGCCATAATTCTACCCTTCTGGATAAATTCGACCGGGTTTTGAAGTTTGAAAAGACACAAAATTTTTCAACCCTACTTGACTAACCCCGTTCGTTATGCTATACTGACCGAAATCAACCCTTATTATGGAGACTTGTAAATGAAACTGTCCCCCGATACCCGCCGCGTTCTTGCCAACTTTGCCAACATCAATACCAATATTGTTGTGACCCCCGGCAGCTCACTTAAAACAATTTCCCCAACGAAAACTGTCATGGCAACTGCCACCGTGGGTGAAAATTTTGATAACGAGTTTGGAATCTATGACCTTGGAAACTTCCTGTCTATTTTGGGTATGTTTTCCGATCCCGAAATTGAATTTGACACAAACCACATGCTGGTTGGAAATGGAAACGATCAGGTTCAATATTTCTTTGCCAATAAGGACGTTTTGGTGTACCCACAAAAGGATGTGAAGCTCCCGGCTGTGTTTGCCAAGTTTGAAGTTTCTAAGGACGTATTCGATCAGATTGTCAAGACCGCTTCAATTCTTCGAACACAGGATGTAACATTTCAATCCGACGGTGAAACAGTCGTGGCTGTTGTTCATGATAAGAAGGATAAGAGCAGCAACAAGAGAAAGATTTCCCTTGGTAAAAATGATTCTGGTAAGGAATTCGTGGTTAACTTCTCGATTGAAAATCTTGCAATGCTACCGTCTGATTATACCGTGAATTTGTGTTCCGGTGTGTCATATTGGTCCACCAAGATTAACAATACGACGGTTGAGTATTGGGTGGCGTGTGAAGCCGATTCGACAAGCAAGTAAAGGAATCAGATTAGATGATGAATCCAAGCGTAAATAATCGTGAATTTTTGTTTGTCGAAAAGTATCGTCCAAAGACGATTGCGGATTGTATCTTGCCGGTCGAATTGCAAGACACCTTTGAAAAGGTGGTCAAGACCGGGCAAATGCAAAACATGATTTTTGCCGGTCGTGCCGGTTGTGGTAAAACAACAGTAGCTAAAGCATTGGCAAACGATATGGGTTATGACTGTTTGTTTATCAATGCGTCCGAGGAAAGCGGTATTGACGTGTTGCGAACGAAGATTCGTAACTATGCATCTACTGTTAGTGTTGATGGATCACCAAAGGTTGTGATTTTGGACGAAGCTGATTTTCTGAACCCCAACTCAACCCAACCCGCACTTAGATCATTCATCGAAGAATTCAGCAAGTCATGTCGGTTTATCTTTACCTGTAACCAAAAAAACAGGATCATCGAACCTTTGCATTCACGATGTACTGTCTTTGAATTTACAATTCCAAAAGCCGAGACAAAGAAAATTGCCGCAGCCATGTTCGAACGGTGTCAATTTATTCTTGACACCGAAAAGATCGCATATAAGGGTGAAGTCTTAGCACAATTGATTGTCCGACATTTCCCGGATTTTCGTCGGGTATTGGGTGAAATTCAGCGGTATTCATATGGCGGTAAAATTGACGAAGGCATTTTAGCCAATGTCAAAGATGCGTCTATCGGTGAATTGGTTGACGCATTGCGAACCAAGAATTTCAAAGAAGCCCGCAGATGGTTGGTTGAAAACGCAGATGACGATACCAATCGTATTTTCCGTCGATTGTATGACTCTTTGAAGGACATTATGACACCACAGTCGGTCCCGGCTGCCGTGCTGATTATTGCCGAGTATATGTACAAAGCTGCATTTGTTACCGATGCCGAGATAAATGCGATGGCATGTTTCACACAATTGATGGCGGAATGTGAATTTCGGAAGGGTTAATTAATGTCTGACCTATCAAATTGGCTAAATTCAATTAATTCATCCAAGGTTGATTTAATGGAAACCGACCTTGACGAAAAGGAATTTTCCAAGTTGGAATTTGTCATAAATCGCTGTCTGTCGTATTTTCCCGATACCATCATGCAGGTCAACGAAATCAATCAAAACCCGCACCTAGATTCCAAACTCAAATACGATTTTTTGCTAAATAGTATACGTAGAGGGCGACGATTTTCCAAGTGGTTCAAAAAGGAATCCGTTGCTGATTTGGATGTGGTGAAAGAATATTATGGCTACAGCGACAAAAAAGCCCTAGATGCCATTTCAATTTTGTCACCTACCCAAATAGACGAAATACGTAACCGTTTATGTAAAGGTGGTATGACAGGTAATGGAAAATCAATACAATGACAACTGGGACGAGCTTCGCCCAAAATTTGTGGAAATCGAATTAGCCAAGCGTGACGATTTTTTGAAAATCAAAGAGACATTAACGAGAATCGGCATATCATCAATTAATAATGAAACCGGTGAACGTAGATTATACCAGTCGTGTCACATCCTCCACAAGAGGGGCAAATATTTCCTGGTGCACTTTAAGGAACTATTTTTACTCGATGGCAAACAGTCCACATTAAATCAAAGCGATATCGAACGAAGAAACACAATCGCATATTTGATTAACGATTGGGGATTGGCTAAGGTGCTAAATCCTGAAATCATAGAAAATAAAATCCCTGTCAGCAAGCTGGCTATCATCCCGTTCCGTGACAAGGGAAATTGGATTCTTGAGGAAAAATACACAATAGGAAAGAAATGATTATGAATGAATATATTATATATAGCGATAATAGGAAAGAGGAAAATTTGAATATGCCATTAATTAGCGTATTTAGGACTAATGCAATTGACATTTTTTCTATGTATGATGATGTTGTGATTCCTAAAAA